CGAACGTGTCAAGAGAACGAGCGTCTGAACTTGCCTGACCGCCTGTAATATGCTATGATATGCGGGTGCGCGAAAGGAGGGCGGCAGGTATGCAGTATTCTATTGAGGAATCCGCGCTTATTGGCGGCTTGATTGCAGAATATTTTTCAAGGACAAGTGTTTCAGAGACGCTGCGCATGGCATACCGGCGGGTTCACCAGCACCTGTTGGATGGCCGGTTGACGCAGGAAGATCTGAAACGGATTCAGGCAGCGCTGGACTTCCTGCTCCCTGTCTTTCCCGCCGAACGCGAAGCACAGAAAACCTTCCGCGCAGCGATTCTGAAAACGAAAGCCATGCTGAAAAAACATACGCCCTGAGATTGCTCTGCCCTTAATCTGCTCTGACTTGAAATACAAGAGTATTGTAGCAGAATACACAGCAGAGAAGTAATTGCAAAAATTGCAAGGCAGCCATTCAGCAGTTTTCTATGACTAAGATTACATCTCGATTGGGCGAAAATTTTCATCAAGGAACTTTATATTCACTTGTTCGCCCGGCCAATCCAACGACATTAAGTATTCTTCAACAGACAATATTTTCTTCTCATTGTTACACGTCATTGTTTTTAATTTCGGATAAGCATTGAATCGCTTCGTTGGCACTGGAGTTATCGCAAATGTATATGTTATTGCATTAAACCATGTGACGAATCCGCAAAGATGTATTTGCTTGTCTATAGCGGACCATGCTAAACCTATAATATGATTTTTCTGTGTGATGCCAGGTATGTTTTTTATCCCACCTTCACTCATAAAGAATTTGAGTGGCTTATCTACATGATTGTATCTAATAAAGTTTCTAAAATTATTAAAAGCTGGGTGCAATACTTTTTCCTTTCCGTATGCAAAGCAAAGAAAATTAAATAGATTTTTTGCGGCCAAGCGCACGACCTTATTATCAACCAAGCAGTTGATTGTTGTATCGATCACACTTTCGGAGGAAATATCCTCCAAATTCAATCCTCCGGAGTATTTTGCTTTAGAAATATCGTATCCCTTACTTTTCAACGCTTTAGACGCTTCATCGCCGTTGCAGTTAAACGTAATGAAGGGCGTTTTGACGCCAGCAATACGAGCCATCATTGAATCGTCGCATTGCGGTATTGAATCGAGCGAAAAATACTCATACTCATCTGCTTGCTGGTCTAAAATAATGCCCACTAAAGGCGGCACTACTATCTGAATATTATTTGCCTGGCTTGGTGCCGAAGTGAAATAAAACGGTAAATTTTTGAAAATTCCATTATTCCCGACGGCTTTCAAGCGATTACGACCAATAGAACGTTGTACATGGATTGCTTTTGGACTATGTTCGATTCTCAATAGGCCTTCAAGCGAGTCAAAGGATAGATCATTTTCAAGCGTCGTGCAGAAATAGTCATTGCATTCTTTGCATACCTGTGATTCATGCAAGGTGTACGCATCTTCATATTTCCCTATAAACCGTGAAACAACGTGTTCACTATTGAACTCAGAAATATTCTTTTCCTGAAGACAATAAATACATTTGCTTGTCTGCATATCTTGATCCCCCCCTAGTTTTCAAAGCCGCATATATTAACAAATTTATATTACATTCCCTCTGATGCTGATCAATAATATAATAACATATCTCTATATAGAAAGAAAGCCGGAACAGCATGAGATATTTCGTCGAAATCTGCACATATTAGAATCCAACTTGTGGAATGCAATTCAAAGTGAAGTGTTCAGAATTGCTTGGCACAGTCAAAGACTCTGCCCTACTGGACGGTTATTTGACGCTGGACGATCTGAAACGGATTCAGGCAGCGCTGGACTTTCTGCTCCCTGTCTTTCCCGCCGAACGCGAAGCACAGAAAATATTCCGCGCAGCGATTCTGAAAACGAAGGCCATGCTAAAAAGAAAAACATAAAAAATGAAGCAGACAAGCCATATGCGGCCTGCCTGCTTCTTGCTATGGTACGCCCAGCATGGGCGACGATCTGTGGTAAAGACTAATGCGCGTTCGGTGGTTCGGTTTTTATTTCAGTTTTGTGAGGATACTGATATTCTTCAATGCAGGAAATTCCGTCTTTTCCCGTCACGATGACGGGACGGTGGACACGCTGCCCCATGCGCAGAAGCGTTTCTTCAATACACTCTGCTACTTCTCCAATATAGGACATATCCCACGGAAATTCATCCTCGGTCTTATCCAGAAACGCGAGAATCGTTTCATAGACCGTATTGTCGATCTCATCAAGACGTTCTGTTTGCGCACTGCTAAATTCTGGATATTGTTCATCTGACATTTTCAGTCCTCCTGCGTTCTGTGGTTTTTCATCGTACACGATTAAATTACAAGCCGTAGATGTCCGTATTCATACTCTTTGAGAGATTACGCTCCGCACGATCTCATCACCGGCCAGCTCGCTGGTTCGATAGATCTTCTGACAAAACGGCGTCAGGCTGAAATCCATGCCGGGATTGCCCGCGTCCAGCAGGATGCCGGTCACGGTGAATTTTCGGGCAGCCTGCTCCTTATGGAGTTTTGCCAGATAGTCCTCCGGCAGCTCACACAGGCCGTCGGTCAGAAAGACAATGTCGGCATTCTCAAAGCCGGTGTCCATGAGTTGGATCGCCTCATCCAAGGGCCGCTCAAAATCCGTACCGCCGTCGAGGAATGTCTCGGCGGCATTCATCTTATCCTGCATGGAATACTGCCCAGGCAGAAAAACGTCCACCTTGCACGAGGAAGAACCGGCAAAATGAATGAGCGCGAATTTGCGCCGGTTTTCTGCGGCAATGTCTAACAGCGTCAGCGCTACGGCCTTGCCCCACGCGGCAGCATCGCCGCGCGTGGAGCCGGATTCGTCGAGGCAGCAGATGATGTCGCCCATGCCCTTGTGGACAGGCTCACGCCTGCGGTACTGCTTGAGCCGCCGCTGCTGATATTTCTTCACAAACAGCGGAACCGTCTGCGGCGAGGCAAGCATGGCAAACTCCGAACCGATGGCACGGGAAAGATCATTGCCAAGCTCCAGCGCATACGTTTCTCCGCGCCCATAGGCGTAGCCGTTGCGCTTGCCTTGCGCGAAGATCTCACGAAACCGGCCAAGGTGCTTTGAGATCTCCAACAGCGCAGGATTCTGCCGAACCTTTTGAAGAAGCTCGGTGTTCACCGCGTTTTTCTCCATGGTACCGGCATCATCGCCCCACGCGCCGAGGATCGTCTGGACTTCCTTTGCCTTTTCTGCGGCTGCGCTGACAGCGGCAGAAACGCCCTGACGAATGACGGCTTTGTTCTGCGCTGCAGTGACATCCACCATTTTTGCAACGGCCTCAGCCTGCTGCGTTTTGCTCTCGGCCTGATTTGCCGCGTCGATCACCGCCTGCTCCAGTGTGGGATTCTGCACAGAATCCCGCATCTGCGCTAAAAGCTCTGTGAGCTTCTGCTGTGCCTGATTCCGCGCTGCTTGCAGCTTTTCAAGTGTTTTCAGCGTACCGTCCTTGCCGCCGAGCTCTGGCAGCAGATCATCCAGCTGCGCGCCGATTTTTGCCGTAAACTCGGATGCGGCCTCATAAGCGGGCAGCTCCCGACCCTCGCAGATCGATTTGATCGTGGGATAGTCCGCGTCCTCGGTCACATGGTCAAGCAGCTTTGCGTTGAATTTCTGCGCCTCTGCCGTGAGTCTGTCCGGGGCATTTCGTTTGGGAAACAGCGAATAGAATGACTGAAAAACATCTCTGGACAATGCAGGAAAGCTGTGCAGCTTAGGTACGGCTTTCTGCTGGATGGATTCCAAATTTTCATCATCCCTGCTCAGATCGCGATAAATGCAGTCCTCCAGTTTGGAGCTTTGCAGAACACGATCTGTTTTCTGTGCTGCGGGTGTCCCGGCATACTGAAAATTGCCCCAGCGGGAATCCAGAACGCTTTGTATGGTGCGAAAATATCGTTTCAAAGAGATACCTCCGTCCTTTATAATCATCGCTCGAATTTTCGTTCAATGCTGCGCATCAGATCCAAAACGTCTTTTGCAAACGGATATCCGCCTGTGTTGTCTCGCACGACTTCTGTTAAGAAGTTCTGCATCTCGCGCCAGCATTCCATGTAGAACATCAGTTCATCCTCGCGGCTTACGGTTATCGCTTCCTTCCTTCATGCGCCAATTTTCCGGCGCGGCAACAATGGCCCACGCTGTCAATGGAATCTGGCTATCCATCATGTCCTCAATGGCCTCCTGAGTCCCGCAGGCATCGCACACATAGATTTCCGTCCGGCGGCTAAGAGCGTTCCGCGTGACGCATTCTGCATCCATTGTCATTTTTCCGCAGCGCGGGCAGGCAAAATGCCTGTCCCGCTGCTTTTTTGCGAAGCGTTCAATCAGTGCTCTGGCGTCGTTCTCGTTCATAGAAATCGTTCCTTTCTTGAAACCGTTTTATATGGATTTCAGCATCAATGGTATATTTATAGCTGAATGTTGCCCATGACTGGTGCAGCTTCCTGCGCTCCGTCATGCTGGTCCAGCAGCGCACGGTCATTTTCGCCCAGCCGGTCTAACAGACCCGCCGCGTCCATGTACTCTGCGACGTTTCCAACCATACGCCGAAGGAGTTTTTCTTCTCCCTCTGCCCGCGGGCCGAGTCGGATGCACTGTTCCGCCAGCGCCTGTGCCACCAGTCGCTGTTCGTCTGGAGACAGGTTCAAGGACATCGTTTCTGCCGGCTCTGGCTGTCTTCCGGCCACCATGTACCGCGCGTGGACACTGTTGTCGCCGCGGATCGCTTTCGTAATCGCAGAGGAAATGAGGAACATTCGATCCAGATCTGCGCCGCTTTCGCCCAGCGTTTTGCCGGTCATGAAATGCTCTGTCTTGCGCTGACTGTCCTCGTACCAGTCCAGAAACACATTCAGATAGATGCCCTCGCTTCCGCCGTAATCGGTCTTGCAGAAAAAGTTAGCATCTCTGGGCATCTCGCGTCCGTTTTGCCAACGACTGTCCAGAAGAAGATACTCGTCTGGCAGATAGCCCACGCTGTCCAAATGCGCTTCCAGTTCGTGAAAAACATCTTCCGCTGTGCGCTGACCGGCATAGGTCAGCTTTCTCGGATTTTCTGTATCCTGAATCCAGTGTTCAAATTCAATTCGCTTCATACAGTCTCCTTTTATCGTCTTATAATGAAATTAAAAAGATAGAGAAAGGGAACGCAGCATAAGCACTGCGTTCCCCCGTTCATGTTTCAGCAGAAGAAGCGTGTTCTTCTGCAATTTTCGTTGTGGCTCTTTGAGCGATCTGGTGTTTGCCGGACATGGATATAGGCTTCTCTGCTATTTCCCACAGCGGCATCGTTTTCTGTTTTTCTAAACGCTGCTATCCGTGCATCAGTTCATCCCTGATACGCATCAGAATCTTGCCAAGCCGGTTTTCTCCATAGCCGTCACAGACGCCCCAGATATGGTCACCCCAGTTATTCCCCTCGATAAGTTCAAAATCGCTGGTTGAGATAAGCCGCTCTGCCAAATCAGGATTTTGCCGGAATTTTGCTTTGCAGATCTCGTACATGACCATATCTTTGATCTGATCCCAATCATTACGGAGTTTCACCCTGCGTCCAAGTCTTTTTGCTTCAGACGGATTTAAGCAGCAAAACTCGGCCCTGCGCTCTGGGCATTTTGCAGCCTGGAACGCCGCCTCGTTGTTTTTGAAAACCAATCCGTTGTAGGTAATGGGAGCCGGGTAGAAATTGCTCAGGAAGTCATAGGCACCCCTGAATGCACTGATATTCTGCCCCATATGCGCTTAAAAGCCTCCGCCGAAGTTCGGCACGAAGCTGCCGGGCTGTGCGCTGCCAAAGTTGGGCGTAAAGCCGCCTGACTGTGCAGGCGCACCGAAACCCTGCGTGGGTGCGGAAGCAGAACCGCCATCGTCCTCCTTCTTGCTGTCTCCAAAATAGATGTTTTCGGCGAGAATTTCCGCCGTGCGGCGCTTGTTGCCTTCTTTGTCCTCCCAGTTCCGGATCTGCAAACGACCGGAAATGACAGCCATGCGGCCTTTCGCAAAATACTTTGCCGCAAATTCAGCCGTGCTTCGCCATGCAACGACATCAAGAAAATCTGTCTCTTTCTGTCCGTCCTGCTGCGAAAAATCGCGGTCTACCGCCACGGTAAACGATGTGACGGAAACGTCGGAAGCTGTTTTCCGAAGCTCCGGATCGCGCGTGAGTCTGCCCATAACTACAATGTGATTCAGCATAAATGACCCTCCTATTAAAATTCGTTCTGTTCTGCCTTCAGCTTTTCCAGCTTCTTTGTTATGCCGGGGATCGTAAAGGTACCGTGGAGTTCCTTTTCTGCTTCGGGATGCCGAAGAATTACGAACCATTTGAACACGGTCTTATTGCGTTCAGCTGCCGGCATATGGTCGATTTCATCCGACGAATACCGCGTATCGCGGATCTCCATAAACCGCACGCATGTTTCTTTCTTGAAAAAAGTGTGCATTTCCGGCATCGTCGCCATGATTCTGATGTGACTTTCCAACGTATACCTCCCAATCATTACTGCAATGCTGCCAGCTGCTCCAGCGGCGTATAGGTGAATCCAATGGCCTCATGTGCCGCCTTGCTGATGCGTTCCAACTCGGAGAGCAGCCCGTCCGTAAGCGCTTTTTCGCTGTCAGACGCAGCATTTGCAGCCATCTCGGTCTGCATCTGGTAGAGCCGTACCAGCTCACCGCGGAATTTGCGGAGCGCAGCCTGCTTCGTGCGCTCGTTTTCCGCCGCACCGCAGGCGCTGTCGAAATCGTCCTTTGCGTCCTGTGCCATAGCAAGAAGATCGTTGACCTTTTCCTGCATCGGATTGATGCACAGACGCTCCAACGTGCCGGTTACAAACTCGCGGTCGCTCGGCTGCTGCCAGAAGTAATTCCGCAGCACCAGAAGATCCGTCGATGTGACCTCCGTATGTCCCTCCAGCCACGCCTTTGCCTGTGCAATGGAAAAATAGCTGAGGAATTTTCGGTCGGACACGGGGATCTGTGCGCGCAGTGCGCAGAGCACATCGTCCATCAGGTCATGGATTTTGTCAGATACCTTGATGGAGGAAACCTCCTGCTGCATGGCGCGCAGTTCCTCCAGCGAGATCGTCGCATGGACTGCGCCGAACGAGCCGCCGAGCTTGTCTTTCAGGATCGCCAGCCGGTGCGCCTTTTCTGAGATGTTTTCCGTGACGACCTTCAATTCCAGCCGGTCATAAAGCGCCGCGAGGATTTTTTCCTCCGGGTCATTGAAATTCGGAATTTCATTGGACGCGGCGAAAAAGGAGATCGTCGGAATGGGATAGGTCCGGCCTTCATTGGTGTATTTCCGCTCGTTGAGCGCCGTCAGCAGTGCATTCAGAACACCGTCATTGCATTTGAAAATCTCATCCAAAAACACAATGTCAGCCTCTGGAATCTTGCCCGCGGTCTGCACGACCGGTTCACACGGATGCAGTGCGGCGACCGCTTTGCGGTAGGCGTCCAGTTTACCGCTGACCTCTGCCAGTTTGTCAAACGTCGCCGTCTCGCTTTTCATCTTCGGCAGACCATTCAAAAAACTCTGCAAATCAAAGCGCAGGTTCTGGTAAATACTGTCCCCCTCGAACGCAGATTCCGGCACGGAGCCGGGGATCAGACTGGAAAGATCAAGCCGACCAAAGAGCTGTTCTTCGTCCGTCTGCTTGGAAAGCAGGCGCTCAAACTGCTTTGCGCCCGTGATGCGGCTGCGGAAAGCGTTGATCGCGTAGCTCTTTGCCTGTCCGGGATCGCCCAGGATAAACAGGTTCTTCCGCGTCAGAAGGGCAATGGCAATCAGTTCGACCAGTTCTTCTCGCTCGGCAACGGCGCTGTTCACGTCGGCCATAACAGCCAGCATTTTATCTCGTAAGCTCATGCGGCATCCCTCATACGGTAGGCATCCAGCGAGATCACGTTCCCGCGGGATTCCGCAGGCATTCCGGTCATGCCGTGCAGCCGGTACGGATGCTTGCAGTTCAGCAGTTCAAAATGAAGCTGTGCGAAGATGTGCTGCTCCAGATTGCCCTTCTCCGGATCAAACGACATGACCGCCCGGATGAGCCGCAGCGCAAGCTGCTGGTACACGTCGTCCGTGTCCAGCTTCGCTGCACGGATGAGCGCACGGTTCTGCTTCATCACGGCCTTGATGCACCACAGATGATTTTCCACGATGGCGTTTCTCTGAGAAATAGTGAAATTGTTTTTCATGGTCTTTCTCCTTTGTATTTGGGGAGGCCGCGGCCTCCATGTGTGTTTTGTCAGGCGGTAGCCTTTTTCTGCTCTCTGCGGTTCTGTCTGGCGCGTTCGGCGTCAAACGTCGGGGCCGGGATGAAGCCGTCCAGTGTCTTATAGAGGATGACGGACTGTACGCCGTCAAACACCTCCACGACCTGATGCAGTCCCAGATGCACGTTCAAAATATCTTCCACAGGTGTTGTCCGCGCCTGCCGCTGGAACGCATATGCGTCCAGATCAAGCTGCCGCACCTCGGAGAGCGTGTATCTGGATGCCGTGGGGCCGATCTCCCGTCCGAGAGATTTGCAGAGATTTTCGTGCATGAGCCAGCTTTCCGTGCTGGCAAAGTCATAGATGCGCACCAAGCTCGGCCGGATGCGTTTTTTGCACCAGTCCGGAACGCGCAGCAGATTGTGCCAGCGTTTCAGTAAGCGCGGCTTTTTCTTCTTCGTGCAGTAGGATTCTCCAAACTGCACCACCACGCCGCCGAGCTGACCGGGGTTTCGGCCTCTGTACTCGAAAACGTGGTCACAGTCTGTGCATACGGGAACCTTGGGCCGGATCTTCATACGATATTCTCCTTACTTTTTATCCATTTTGGCCCGGCAGAGGTCGATCACGCGCTGGCAGGTATCAATTTCAAACCCGCCGATGTGCGTATCCTCCTCCGGGAACTTTAATTCTCTTGCCAGCCATTGATAGGCTTTCGTCCGGCTGATGTGCATTTTCTGCCAGTAAGCGTCGAACACCTGATGGGCTTCGATGCGCTTGAGCCGCAGAATCTCATTTGCCACA